GTACCAGCTGCGATATTTAAAGGCACAGGATTTTATTCAACCGATAATAGATAGTTATCAACATCCTGTGGATAAGTAGGGGCAAAACTCAACTCTACGCTCAAGACACGCGGAGGTTATACACATGCTTGACACGTCTGGTACTCTTCCGGCTAGAGCCCATCAAGGGCTCACCGCGAGCCGTTCACGGCTAGCTCGCGGGGTAGCCTTCGTTATTGGGATAGCTCTATCTATCGGCTGCGCCCCTATATCAGATGGCTCAATAGATGCCATTCAACCAAAGCCTTATATACGATCTATTATGAATAAGCATCAAGCTCTTTGCTTAATCAAATTATATGGAAAAGAATCAGCATTTAACGTTTATGCTATTGGTAATCCTTATGGACATATACAAGCCTATGGCATACCTCAATTGAAGAATCCTCAATTAGCCTATATGAATGCAGTACAACAAGTAGATGCTGGTATAGACTATATACATCATAGGTATGGCACACCATGTATAGCCTATGCACACTACATACGTAAGGGATGGCATTGATGGCAACCAAGAAAGGTGACCCACGCTTATCTCGTAAGTATAGAGAACGTAGGTTATTGGTATTAGCTAGAGATGGTTACACATGTCATTACTGTAATGCAGATGCTAAGACTGTAGACCATATCGTACCTATCAAGGCAGGTGGTGATCCTATAGACATGGACAATATGGTTGCGTGTTGCCAGTCATGCAATAGCGCTAAAGGTTCTCGAAATAGTACCCTTTTTTTGCAGAGCAAGCGTACCCCCCCTGTCTTTTCTGCCTTTATCTCTCCAATGCAGTCGATTCCAGCCGAAGATAGCCCTTTTAAGCTCAAACCAAACCAGAACGGTCATGACTGATGGCGGCTCGTACCAAACCGCTACAGGGGAAATCGACACCTAGACTTTCCAACACGCCCCTGAAGGGCAAAAGCAAAGTGGACGACGTTAAAGAGCTTGCTGACCTCATTAAGATGCCTTTGCTACCGTGGCAGGAGCATGTTTTGAAGGATGCGCTGACGGTTGATAAAGACGGCAAGTGGATCCGTAAATCTAACCTTATTCTGGTCGCTCGCCAGAACGGCAAGACCCACCTAACCCGAATGCTTATCCTCGCCCACCTACTGAAATGGGAATCCAAGAATGTCATTATTGCTAGCTCTAACCGTGCTATGGCTCTTGATACTTTTAGACAGGTAGCCCAAGTCTTCGAGTCCAATGAGAACCTCATGGCGCTAGTCAAGGCTATCCGCTATGCCAACGGCACAGAATGTATCGAGATGAAGACTGGTCAAAGGCTCGACGTAGTAGCTGCGACCCGCGATGGATCACGTGGTAGAACCGCAGATGCCCTATTTCTCGATGAGCTTCGTGAATGGGGCGAAGAGGCTTACCGAGCCGCGATGCCAGTTACCCGCGCTCGCCCTAATGCTCATACATGGCTTACCAGTAACGCCGGAGACGCATTCAGCATAGTCCTTAACGATATGCGGGAAAGAGCCCTAAGCAACCCTCCAAAATCATTTGGCTTCTATGAATACTCAGCTGAACCAACGGCTGACATATGGGATCGTAAAGGTTGGCAACAAGCCAACCCAGCACTCGGCTATACCATCACGGAGGAAACACTTGAAGAATCAGTTGCAACCAGCCCAATCGAAAACACTAAGACAGAACTCCTTTGCACGTGGGTTTCGTCATTACAGTCTCCGTGGACGCATGGAAGCATTGAGGATTGTTCTGACGCTTCTTTGGAAATTCCAGTTGGCGGTTATACCGTTTTCGGTTTCGATGTCAATCCGTCTCGTAGGAATGCGAGTCTGGTTGCTGGGCAAATACTCCCGGATGGTCGAATCGGAGTGGGATTACTTCAGACATGGGAAAGCCAAGTCTCAGTAGACGACCTTAAAATAGCCGTAGAAATCAAAGCATGGGCTGACCAATATCGCCCTCGGATGATTTGCTACGACAAATACGCCACGCAAACTATTGCCGACCGATTAGCTACTTCCGGACAGGTCACGCAAGATATATCCGGCGCTGCGTTCTATACGGCTTGCACGGATCTAAAGAATGCTCTCGATTCAAAGACATTAGTTCACAAAGGACAAGATAAATGGATTCAACAGATGAACAACTGCGCGGCAAAGACAAACGACTCATCTTGGCGCATTGTGAAGCGTTCAAGCGGTGGGGACATCTCTGGGGCTATTGCCTCAGCGATGGTTGTGACACAGTTAGTTAAACCGCAACAAATGCCCACCATTTATGTCGGTGAGTAGTGTATAATTAGCGTTCTATGGGTATCTTTAATCGCAAAACTAAGGAAATTACTGCACAAGTAAATCCTGCAGTTTACGATGCGCCTTTTGGTTCATCATATTCAATGGGCAATTTTGGCGGTTGGAATAACTGGGCTTCACCAGTAGATCGTCAGGCAGCTGCATCAGTTCCAGCGGTTGCTCAATGCGTTCAGCTTATTAAGGGTGTTATTGCTGGCATTCCTATTGAAGTTTACTCATCTCGTACTGGCGAAGAGTTAGACGTCTTTCCTGCATGGATTAACCAGCCGGATGCTCGCGCACCTCGCTCTGTAACTATCGCATGGACAGTTGACTCCCTAATTTATTACGGTCAAGCATTCTGGCAAGTAGATTCCATTTTTGCTGACGACGGACGCCCTGCATCTTTCCATTGGGTGCAAAATAACCGCGTATCAACAAAATTAGACCCTTTGACTCAAGAGGTCGATTACTACATGGTCAATGGAACTCGCGTTCCTGATTCTGGTGTCGGTTCTCTCGTAACATTTCAAGGGTTCGACCAAGGGCTACTTTTGAAGGGTCAGCGCACTATCAACTCTGCGATTAACGTAGAGAATGCGGTAAGTGTTGCTATGACTTCTCCTCAGCCAACCGGATATCTTAAGAATACCGGTGCTGACCTTCCTGAGAACATGATTCAGGGACTTCTTAACGCATGGAAGAATGCACGTAATTCACGATCTACTGCATACCTGACATCGACTCTCGAGTACGTTCCAACATCATATTCACCAGCTGAAATGACTTATAACGATTCGTCAGAGCAATTAGCGGCTCAGATTGCTCGTATGCTTAACATTCCAGCCCATATGATTAACGCAGAACACAATCGTTCTTCAACTTATCAGAATGTCCTTGATTCTCGTAAGGAATTCTTTGCATACAGTTTAGCTCCATATATTAACGCTATTGAAGACCGCTTATCCTTAGATGACCTTACTCCACGTGGTCAAGTCGTGAGATTCGCCGTGGATGAGACATTCTTGCGCGCTAACCCTTCAGATCGCTTAGCGGTAACCGCTCAACTCTTACAACTTGGCTTAATTGATATTAACCAGGCTAAGGAAATGGAAGGACTCGCGCCAGACGGCAATGAGTCAAAGATGCCAGACCAAGAACCAGAGGAGTCAGTCCCAGATGCAACACCTGACATTTAGCGCACCTATCGAGGCAGCAGATGGCCAACGCCGTATCGTCTCAGGCCAGATTGTGCCTTTCGGCGCAGTCGGCAACACATCAGCAGGACACGTTATCTTTGAGCGCGGTTCAATTCAGATCCCATCACCTTCGAAAATTAAGCTTTTAGCGCAGCATCGAACAGATGACCCAATCGGACGCGCTCAATCCTTTAATGAAACTGCACAAGGTATTAACGGCGTATTTAAATTAAGTGCTGCTAGCAAAGCACAGGACTACCTCGTAATGGCAAGCGAAGGGCTCATCGACGGCTTGTCAGTGGGCGTAGAAGTTTTATCATCACGCGAACGCAAGGATGGCGTCATGATCGTGTCTTCAGCCGTTCTCAAGGAAGTTTCATTAGTCGAGTCTCCAGCATTTACAGATGCTCGCGTTCTAGAAGTAGTCGCATCAGAAGGAGAAGAAGAAGTGACTGAAGAAGTTACACCAGAAGATTCTGCACCAATTGAGGTCGCAGAGGAAAACCCAACAACAGAAAGTGAGGCAACTGTGTCTGAAGATACAACCGCCGCAACAACAGAGGCAGCTGCAGCTGCAGAAGCCTCACGCCCAATCATCAAGGCAGCAGCACCTTATACATCAACTCCGCGCCATGACATCACATCAATGGGTAAGTATGTAGAGCATAAGGTTAAGGCAGCTCTTGGTGACGATACATCACGTCAGTATGTAGCAGCATCAGAAGATCCAGCAACAGTTCGCGCTGCAGCTGACTCAATGTCTACAAACCCTGCGTTCAACCCAATTCAGTACCTCTCAAACTTCGTAAGCAATACTAACTTCGGTCGCCCAACGATTGACGCAGTATCACGCGGAACTCTTCCAGCGTCAGGTCTTACTCTCAACATCCCATCACTCGTCACTTCAGCTGGCGGAGGCTCATCAGTAGCACCAACAGTAGGAGAGACTGCAGAATCAGACGCTCCTTCAAACACAGGAATGACATCTGCATACGAATCAGTAACAATCAAGAAGTACGCTGGTCAGCAGACAATCTCGCTCGAACTTCTCGAGCGTTCAGACCCAATCTTCTTCGATCAGCTTGCTATTCAGCTCGAGCGCGCATACCGCCTCGCAACTGACTCAGCAATGATTGGAATCCTTCAGGCTCAGGGAACACAGGCAACAGGCGTTGCAGCTACAAATGCTGGCTTGATTTCTTACGTCTCAACAGAAGCACCTGCAGCATACAAGGGTTCTTCATACTTCGCGTCTAACCTCGTTGCTAACACCGACTGGTGGAGCACAATCATGGGTTACACAGATACAACAGGTCGCCCAATCTACAACGCAATCTCACCATACAACGCTGCAGGTAACGCAGTTCCAACATCTATCAAGGGTAACGTCCTCGGACTTGATCTCTACGTAGATAAGAATGTTACTGCTGGTCTCGTTGACGAGTCAGCGTTCATCATTGCACCTGAGACTGCATACTGGTGGGAGTCACCAGAGGCATTCTTCTCTGTCAACGTTGTTAACTCAATGTCTGTACAGACTGCAATCTACGGCTACGGCGCAGGTAAGGTTCTTATTCCTGCTGGCGTTCGTCGTTTCAACCTCGCTTAATAGCGAACCCCTAGTACGCCGAAGGGGGCGGGCAAGCCCTTCCCGCCCTCTGTCGGTCTAATTGAAAGGATAAAGAGATGGCAGCTTATGTAACAGTCGATGAACTGCGCGACGTCCTCGGTGTCGGTACTCTTTACCCTGACGCAACACTTGAAATCGCTTGCACAACTGCAACCGAGACTCTTCAGCAATATCTTTGGTTTGATTCATATCCAGTAATCGGTGGAACTGTCCAGAGCGGTGTGGCTACAGTTGTCCTATCAGCTCCGGTTTCATTTACTGCAACTGAGTCAATCGTAATCAGCAATTCAGGATCTAAGTTAAACGGCACTCATACCATTACTGCGACTTATCCGTGGTCTCAGGGTTCTGGTACTTTTCCGCTTTTTACTTACATGTTTCCTTACAACTATTACACCTTCCCGCGTAACTATTCTTTGATTCAGTTCACCACAAACCAGTCTGATATGAACTACCGCCTCATCAAGCCATACGGCAAGGCAGTAGGCGCAGACACTATGGAAACCGCTTACGCGTCTATTCAGAGCATCCGTCAGGCAGCTCTTATGCTTGCCGTAGACGTTTGGCAGTCACGTCAGGCTCCATCTTCCGGTGGCGTTTCAGTCGATGGCGTAACTCCATCTCCATACCGTTTGGGCAATACCATGCTCGCTAAGGTTCGCGGACTTATCGCGCCTTATACAAACCCATCGGCGATGATTGGATGACGCTACCCGCCATTAGTACGCTTCGCAAGGACTTAGGCGAGGCTCTTCAAGCTAACACCACATATCAAGTTTTTATCTATCCTCCTGCAACCATTCAGGCTAACTCAGTCATTATTGTTCCCGACGATCCATATATTGAGCCATCTAATGATTCATGGGCTTCTGTCGGTCCAACCGCCAATTTTAAACTTCTTATTACAGTCCCGCTTTTTGATAATCAGGGAAACCTTATCGGTATCGAAGAAGCCGTAGTAACAATGTTCAACGCGTTAGCAAATGCAACTTCTAGCGGAGCTATTGCTTATAACGTTGGAACAGTATCTCAGCCGCAAGTCCTGAATGCCGCTTCCGGAGATTTACTCTCCTGTGAGATGGCAATCAGCCTAGTCACCTCATGGAGCTAATAATGGAATATACAGATATGGACGCGTTCAACGCGGAGACACAAGCATTCCTGACTAAAATTGGTCAGGTAGTAGAAAAGCCAACTAAGTCAAAGAAAGACGAGGAATAACCTAAATGGCAGTATTTCTAAACAATCAGGTCGGCGTTAAGGTTAATTCCGTTGACCTTTCAGACCACGTTAATAACGTCACCATCAACCGTAACTTCGACCAGCTCGAAGTAACTGCAATGGGTGATTCAGGACACCGTTTTATCAAGGGTCTTGAGGCTTCATCAGTAACAATCGACTTCCTTAACGATACTGCAACTACGTCTGTCCTTCAGACGCTTCAGGCAGCATGGGGAACTAACGTAACTCTCGTAATGCTACAGAACAAGGGAACTGCAGTTTCTGCAACTAACCCTCTGTACACAATGACAGTCCTCGTTAACGGAACTACAGACATTAACGGCGCGACAGGTGATCTCTCAACACAGAGCGTAACTTGGGACGTCTCAGGTACAATTGCGGTTGCTAACACAGGCAGCTTCTAAGTATTAAGGGAAAGGGCATAGCATGGCAAAGTTAAAGGTAACGCTGGTTTCAGGAGAAGTTCACGATTTACCTGTAACTCCTAAGTTGGAGTGGGCATTCGAGAACTACGCCAAGAAAGGCTTTCACAAGGCTTTCATCGAAGACCAGAAGCAGTCAGACGTATATTGGTTGGCATACGAGGGGCTTCGCCAGAACGGTATTACAGTTAAACCGTTTGGTGAGGCTTTTCTCGATACCCTCAAGAGCGTTGAGGTGCTTGACGACGACCCTTTAGAATAGATCGGCAATCCTTTACCTATATGGCGGCTCGCGTTTCCATAGAAGTAGGGATTCCGATAGAACACATTTTGAATATGGATCATTACACATTCAAGGTGTATATGGCAGCGTTAAACGACAGAGGGAAGGAGATAAAAGATGCCAGTAAAGGTAAAAGGCGCTCTTGAACTCCGTAAAGCTCTGCGTCAGTTTGAACCTGATCTTGCTAAAGAAACTCGCAAAGAGATTGCAGGTATCCTCAAGCCAATTACGGCTAAGGCTAAAGGTTACGTGGTAACCCCTGCACCTCTTAGCGGGTGGGTAAAGCGTCCTAATTCAACTGGCAAGTTCCCTCAATTTAACGCTTCTGAAGTAAAACGTGGCATTGGATATAAAACGACACCTAGCAAGCCTAATAGTCGAGGTTTCGTAGCGTTAGCGCAGATTAACAATAAGTCCGCAGCTGGAGCTATTTATGAAACTGCCGGACGCAAAACTCTTGGCGGTAATTTCGTTCCGCATTTAACACCATTGACAACATCACCAGCTGGCAAAGGTCGCATGATCTATAAAGCATGGGAAGAAAATCAGGGCAAAGCTACCGCAGCCGTTTTAAAAGCTATTGAAGCGTCTGCCGATAAATTGAATGCGAGAGCTCATGGCTAATGTAACGATTGATATTGCAACCGAGTTCAAGGGTAGAGCTGCATTCAAGCAAGCCGAAACATCAGTTTCATCCCTAGATAAAGCCGTTAACAAATTAGGCAAGCAATTTTTAGCGCTTTTTGCTGCTGATAAAATCATTGCTTTTGGCAAGGCTTCGGTCAAGGCTTTTACAGAGGATCAAAAATCTGCTGCCCTTTTAGCAAATACGGTCAAAAATCTTGGTTTGGCTTTTGAGCAACCAGCCATTGACGACTACATTGCTAAGTTAGAGAAATCAGCTGGAATCGTCGACGAACAACTTCGCCCTGCTTTCCAGAACCTTTTGACAACTACGGGCTCAGTAACAAAGTCCCAAGAATTGCTTACTCAAGCTATCGATGTATCCCGTGGCTCCGGCGTTGATTTAGCCACAGTTATTCAGGATTTAGATAACGCTTACGTGGGCAATACAAAGGGTCTGAAAAAATATAATTTAGGTTTAACTGCAGCTGAACTTAAAGCATCCTCATTTACGGACATTCAAAAGAAGTTAACGGCTCAATTCTCTGGCGCTTCAGCTGCTTACTTGGATACCTATGCTGGAAAAATGGACATTCTTGCAACCGCCGCAGACAATGCAAAAGAAACCATCGGTAAAGGTTTAATCGATTCTTTAACTCTTCTAAGCGGAAACACCAGCGTTTCAGATATCGCTACTCAAATGCAAGATTTTGCAACTTACACTTCAGATGCTTTAGTTGGCATTTCCGATCTTGCAAAAGGTTTAAGCAGTATTAAATTGCCATCTTGGTTTGATAAAGTAGCGGGAGTTATTACAGGCGGTTTAAGCAAACCAATTTTTGATTATTTTGCTAATCGCGGAGCCAAATTAAGAACACCAGCCACGGGCGCTTCAACTATTGACGACTACAATATGGTTGCTACTGGCAAGGCTCAGGCTGCCGCCGCCAAAGCGGCGGAAGCCAAAGCCGCTAAGCGAGCAAAAGAATTAGCCGCAGCTACTACTAAGAACACCAAAGCGCTTAAAGACCAATCTGCATTAAAAAAGCAATCTGCCCTTTTCGATTTACAACAAATCGAATTAGTAGCAGCGCTCAAAGGCAAGTTGTCAGATGAAGATAAAAAGCGCGCTGAACTACAATTAGCCATTTTGCAAGGCAACGAAGATTTGGCGGCTAAACTTACTACTGAACTTGCTAATTCAATAGATAAAACTGGAAACCTTGCTAAATATCTTTCAACCTTACCCGACGCTAATAACCCTTTTGCTTCGTGGCAAGGCTATCTTGATAGCATCAAATTAACTATTAGCCAGATTATTGCCATGAACCCAATTAGCGACAATGGTTCTACCGCTCGAGGAACTGGCTTTGCAGACCTATCTAATACGACTCAGGGGCTCGTTACAGGCGCTTTACAGGGTCAGGCAGGTGTAACTAAGGGCGGAGACGTCTACGTGACCGTACAGGGCTCTGTAGTCAGCCAGACAGAACTTCTCGATGCGGTTCAAAATGGTCTCCAACTTCAATCTCTAGCTGGATCACCTAGCGTCATCGGACGCATCGCGGGAATGTTTGGCTAATGGCATTACCAGCCCAGATAGCCGTTTCCTTTGATTATTCCAGCGGCGCTACTTTTGGATATAACGGATTTATCGTTGGCGACCCAAAATACGGCATTCTAGGCACTAATACTCTTGGCACTTCCACACTTCCAGAACCAATCATTGACCTTACTCCAAATGTTTACCATATCTCGATTACCCGCGGACGTAACATTCAGCGCGACGTATACGAGACAGGGCAGTGCATTGTCCGAGTATTAGATCCACAAAGTTATTTTAACCCGCAAAACACGGCTAGCCCTTATTACGGTTATCTTGCTCCTCTTCGCAAGATTCGCGTATCGGCTACTACTGCCACTACCCAAAAGTATCTTTTTTCTGGATATATAACCGATTACAAATATACCTATCCGGTGAATCAAGATACAGGGTATGTCGATATTGTTTGCCAAGATGGATACCGCCTTTTTCAATTAGCCAACATTACGACGGTTACTGGTGGGACTGCCGGACAAACTACCTCGGCTCGCTGGAATGCCATCCTTGACCAAGTATCTTTCCCTGCATCTATGCGCACTTATTCAACCGGGCTTAATACTTGCGTAGTAGATCCTGGCACTTCCCGAACTGCTCTCGCAGCTCTCAAGAATTGCGATGTA